AAAACCACAGGGCTAAATAACCCTAAAAGAAAGTTTATGCTTGACGCTGTTAATGAGATTGCAGAAAAGATGCAGGACGCGAAGAGTAACTTATAACGATTAGTATATGAAATGTGGAGCAGAGCGGAATTTTTTATATACCGTGTTATGCGTATTATAAAACTATAAACTATGTACGAAATAAGAAAAATAAACAATCACTACTACATTTTTAAAAGGTATTTATTCTTTTGGTGGAAGGTTGTTCCTGATGCTGGATTTCATTATTTGCCCTTTGTTATTGGGCATGACAATATTGAAGTAGTTAAAATGATATTAAAAAAACATTACAATTATGACACCGAAAGAAAAGGCACAAGAATTAGTAAATAAACATCTTAATATAAATCTATCACAAGTTGACGGCTTAGTGGATGGTATTAGAATAAGATTGGCACAAGAAAACGCATTAATTACAGTTAATGATGTGATATACACTATTATTAATGGACTAGATACAACGGAATTGGCTATGGATATAAAAAACTATTGGCAAGAAGTTAAACAAGAACTAGAAAAACTATAAAACGCCACTAAACGCTAATTAGTGGCAAAATATAGTTACGCATAACGTTGAAAGTAATAACTGCCCGTTAGGGTTGTTATTATAGAATGTTAAAAGCCGTTTTAATGGCTTTGTCTTAACAACAAAAAAAGGGTATAACAATCAAGTTATACCCCTTGTTACTCTCGTAACTATCCACACTATAAGCCAAAGTTTTTATGAACCAAAAGAAACAGTACCACCACTGTTAGTATCAATTGTTCCAACAAATTCTCTTACTATTTGGGCTTGTTTACCAGCAAATGTAACGGTATAACCGTTTTGCCCTTGTAACTCACCCTCTAATACTTCGTTAGCTATTGCATCTACCGAAGCATCTTTACCCATAATCTCATCAAAACCTAAAACAAAAGCTTTATTATCTGCTGTTTCTTTGTTATAAGTTTCAAAGATTACTACTAAACCACAAGACTCAACATACTCGTTAATTCCATAAGCTTTAGTCTTTTCCATTTTAGGACAAAACACCTCTAAAGTAGTTTCGTATGCTATTGAACCGTTCTCTCTTGAACCCTCACTAGAATAAGATTTACCCTCTAATTCTCCCTCAATTTCGTAAAATTTATCATCTGTGCTAGATAAAGTAACCGCTGTATAAGCGTATTCTCCAGCAACTGTAGAAGCTGTAAAGCTAGTTATATCATCTTTATTGATAACATAAACTGACTTTATACCACCTCTTCTATTCTCATCAGCACAAGCTAATAGAATATCTGTTGTAATTTCTGCCATTTTATTTAATATTATAAGTTAAAAAATACCCCCCACTAAGGAGGGGCTTTTATTTCTTAGAAGTAGAAAGAGATTAATTCTCCAAAAACAAACTGAGTACCCATTTTGTACTTAGCAATGATTTTTAGTAATTCATCATCATCGTCATTACTTCTGAATTTCAATTGAGCAGCTGGATCGTTAACATCAGTACCTAATACTAAGTTATCGTTAACAGTATAAACCATCATGTTAGCTCCAATATCAGCACCTAAACCACCTGAGTTAGGGTTAGCAGCATCAGCTAATTGAGTATCCCATCCTGTAATCTCAACAACTGGTATACCTCTGAAAGTCAAAGATTGACCCTCTTTTAACATAGCTAAACCTAATGCATTTCCTGTACCTAATTGCTCAAAAGTAGTCATTAAGTTATCTACGATTGTAGCAGTAACTCTAAAAGACTTAGAAGCGTTTGGCATTTGTCTTAATACTTTAGACTGGTTTTCGTATGCAGACTTTAAAAGCTCATAAGCTCCATCAGCAACTAAAACTCCATTAGTATCTTCTACGTTAGCAATTGCAGTCATTTCAACATACTGCCCTAATTCAGCTGAATCAGTTACAAAGTGCTGGATAAGTCCATCAAATTGGTTATAGTCAGCAGATGCAGCAGATGAAGCAGCAAACCATGCTAATCTTCCGTTATCATCAGAAATACCCTCAGCAACTCTCTTTCTAGCGATTTCACCAACTACAGTAGGCTCTAAATCATCGATAGCAGTACCAGCACCGTAAAACTCTTCAAAGATAGTACCGTAAAAAGCATCTCCACACTCTTCAAGGTTTACTTTTAACTTAGATACTTCTAAAGTTCTATCAGATACATCAGTAACACCACCAGTAGCAGAAAAACCACAAGTAGAGTACGATCGTACAATCTTAGTTAAAGTTGAGTTAAGGTACATATTAGCCTTAACTTTAATGTTTGAATTACTCTAATTCCTTGTAAATCATCTGACCCCTCCTGTGGAGCGAATAAGATCTCTGTAAATTCCTTTCCGTTATACGTACTAGAAATTGATTGTGTAATAAAATTTGCCATTCTTTTTTAAATAATTTAGTTTCTAGTGCATTGATTTTAATACGTTGATGATTGCACTACCCAACTCATCTACGATAACTTCTTTTTTGATTTCCTCAGTAACATCAGCTTTAGCCTCTGATACATCTCTACTAGCTTTAACTTTCTCTACTTCTTTTTTAGCTAATTCTACCTCATCGGCTTTAGCTAAAACTTCAGCTTTCTCAGCTTCTAGCTTTGCTTCTAGTTCTAACTTTTCAGCTTTAACTAGTTCTAACTCTTCTGATAATTCAGCTTTAATACTAGCCGATAATTCAGCTTTTAAAGCGTCAATATCAAGAGCGTCTTTTGGCTCTGCAATCTCTTTAGATACTTCTTCTTTAGCACCCTCATTAGAGATCAAAGCTTTTAACTTGTCTAAAATAGACTCATTTTTCTCTGACATATTCACGTTATTTAATTGATTTACATAATTAGATGGAGTGTTTTTATACCCCATTTTCGCTAAGTCTTTAGCACTTGCAAAAGCTGCTATTTTCTTACCCTCTTTAACTTCGCTAACAAAACCTAATTCCAAAGCCTCCTCTGAGAATATCCAAGTTTCATCGCTCATCATTTGTTGAATCTTTTCTAAATCTAATCCAGTAGCATTAGAATAAATCTTAGCTATCTTTAAATTTAAAGCGTCCATTAACCTAGCGTCTTTCTCAAGCTCCTCTTGATAATCTCTAATCTCATCGCTGTTCATACCTTGCATACTTATTACAGGCATCCAAGCGTTATGAATCATTATTACACTGTTCTCTGTCATTGTTGGTAAAGTATCACCAGCAAGAGCTAAAACAGATGCAGCAGATGCAGCAACACCTACTATTTTAACATTTACATTTAGATTAGATGTTTTTAGATAGTCATAAATTGCAAAGGCTTCAAATACAGAACCACCCCCACTATTTATAGTTAACTCAATGTTTTTAGAACCATTGCTTTGTACCTCTTCTATAAAGTCTTTAGCATTAACTCCAAAAGAGCCTATTTCCTCATCAATAGAGATTGAAAGATTATTAATAGAATTTTTTACGTTATACCATTTCATCTTTGCAAACATTAAAATAATCTGTTTAACATAATGTTTATATAATGGACAAAAAAAAGGGTAACCGTTAAGCTACCCAATTAAACTACCTCCTTAAAATAGTTATCTATCTCTTATTATTCTCCTGATATGGTTTACTGATAAATCATACTTTACTGATAGGTTATAATATATATCCATATTCTTAGCTAATGGAATATTATACATTTTATCAAAGTCATTAATTACCGCAATATCTCTTATAGCTGTTTCATTAATTAAACCTTTATCTAATAGTATTGTTATTGTATGCCTACTATCTAAAGAGCTATCTATTATTGAATATAAAGTATGAGTTAAGACATCTCCCAACTCTTTAGCCTCTGACTCCAATAGCCTAATACTCTTTTTTTGCATTTTCCACATCTACCATTAAATTTTGGATCTATATTATCTTTAAACATTTGAAATAAATAATCTAAGCTTATTGAATCGGGGCGCATTTTACCTAGCACTTTATTAACAGCCTCTTTTATATTATCTCTTTGCTCTTGTGTTATGTTGTTTAAATTTTCGTTTACATCAAAGTCTACCATAATTCTTTAGGGCATTTCTCATCAGTCCATATAATTTTATCATTAATAGCACATTTACAAATACCGCATTGAGGTATATTCTTTTTTTTAAATATTAGTAAGAATGTAAAGTCTTTTTTGTATTTAGGACATGACTCGCATATCTCTAATCTTTGTTGCTTTGATTTACTGTCTAGTATATCACTAGCGTAGTTTTTGGCTTTACCAAATAATTTAGTTAATAGCATAAAACAAATATAACTATATTAAAATAAAAAAGATTATATTAGTAAAACTTTTGCGAGTAGTAATTTTTAGTGAGTAGTTTATAAGGAGGGCTTAAAACACCCTCCTTTTTATTTATCCAAATGTGGCCTCACTTTGTATGTTATTAACTCTATTAGCTTGTGTAGTTGTTTCTGTTGCTACATTTACAACTGGAATAGATCCAATACTACCAACTACAGCTTTTGTAATTCTATTTTCCATATCGGTTAAATCTAAACCACTACCACCACTAGAAAAACCACCGTTAGCAAAACCACTACCTAAATAAGGTTGAGGTCTATTCGTTCTCATTGATTCTAAAGCTCCAACTAATCTACTACCACCGTTAGACTCTAATACGTTTTTAGGTACAACATATTCGCCCTCATGTACTACACCAGCCTGACGAAACCCTGTAGCATCAGGAGTACCAACTCCATCACCTGTATACCCACCCTCAGCAAATGATTGACTAGCAACAATACCAGCTTGAATACCTGACCTAGCAACTGCTAAACCAGCTAATATTCTATTTTGAATTGCACCAGCAGAACCACCCGTAAAAGCGTTTAATGGGTTACCAGCTGAATTAGCAGCAATATTAGCAATCTCACGAGCTAAACTAATAGCTATTTGTGCTATTTCTAACTTCTTTTGCTTGTTAAAGGCTTTCCTTTCTATATCTTCTTTTTTCTTTTCAAAGTCCTCTTGAGATATTAAGCCCTGTTGTAATTTAGCATCTAAGTTAGCTAGTTCTATATCCTTTTCTCTTTCTACTTTTCTATTGGTTACATCAACTAAAGCCGTAGCCGTTTGCTCTGCTAAAGCTATTTTCTCACCTAATACTTGATCTTCAAAAGCTTTTTTCTTTGCCTCTTCCTCTTCTTTTAAAGCATCATCTTTAGCTTTTTGATCTTCTTTTAGAGCTTTATCCTTAGCATCTTGCTTTTGTTTTAACTCCGTTTCTTTATCTAACGCATCTTGTTTAGTTTTAGCATCTTCTTCAGCGTTCTTTCTAGCTAATACTTGCCTTTGAGCGTTAAACTTTGATTGTATAGCTAATATAGCATCTGTTTTTTGCTGTTCTGTAGATACTGTTAACTCTACTTCTCTAATAGCGTTTTGCTCTGAAAATGTTAGCTTTTGAAACTCTGCTTTTCTTTTGTCCTCAATTTCTAAAACTAACTGCTCTTGTTTTAATTTTCTTACTTGCTCGGCTAGTCTTTTATCTGATTGCTCAATTTTAGCATTCTTTTTTTTGGTTTCTTCTAAAATTTTAGCGTTCTTTTTTTCTATCTCGTTTAACTCCTCTTGTGTTAATTTTTTTAATTGATTAGCACCAAGCTCAGCAATTACTTGAGCCTCTTTAGCTTTAAGCTCCTCAGCCTCTGCCACCTCTCCTAGTGCTTTTAATTGCTTTTCTAAGTTCTGTAAAGCTGTTTGCTCTATTCTACGCTGGTTTTTTTGATAAATTAATCTATCCTCTTCAGCATCTGTTAATTCGTCTGCTCTTCTTTTTCTTCTATTTTCATCGCTAAACTCTTCTTTTAACCTTACATTTATAGCCGTACGTAACTCTTTTTGTCTAACTAGTAAAGCCTCTCTATCTTTTAAGTTATTATTTAAAAACTCTTGCTCTTTTTTTATCTTATCTATGTTATCAGCCTGATCAGAACTTAATCCAAAGTAATCATCTCCAATAGTAGTAGTAACACCGCTACTAGCTAACTTATCTCTAGCTTCTACAAAATCAGTTACATCATTTAAAAAGTCAGCAAAACCAAGCTTAAAAGCTGCGAAACCTTTCTCAGAGCCCTCACCTAAAGTAAGTGTTAAGCCCTCCCATGCGGACTCAAGCTTTTTAGTCGCTCCTACTGCTGTATCTCCTACTATGTCAGCCATTTTTTTAGCCTCTCCTGTACTATCTTTAAAGTTATCCGTTAATACTTCTAATTGATCTGATTGGTCTGCAAATATCTGTAAAGCTTTAGCTCCTCTATCGCCTACTAACTCAGTAGCCGTTCCTAGTTTATTAGATGAGTTAGCCACTTGAGCCATAGCATTTTTTAAACTTATACCTTTTTTATTAAGCTCAATGAAAACCCTGTTTAATTGAGTACCAGCAATACTACCACTAATACCACTCTTAGCTAATAACCCTAATTGAGCTGTGGTATCTTGAACACTTTGACCAACTGACTTAGCCGTTGGTGCTACTAGCTTCATAGACTCTTGAAACTTGTTAATATCTAAAGGTGTAGAGCTAAAACTTTCTGCCATTAAATCTACTATATCTTGTGCATCCTTAGCCTCTAAACCAAAAGCATTAATAGTAGAAGCTGCGACCTCTGAGGCTTGAGCTAGTTCCGTTCCTGTAGCTGTTGCTAATTGTAATATAGCCTCAGCTGAGTCTAGTATTTGAGGTGTTGTAAAACCTAATTTAGCTAACTCCTCTTGTAGTTTACCAACATCAGTAGAGGTAAACAAACTAGTTCTACCTAATGTTTTAGCTGATTCAGTTAAAGCTTTAAACTCTACACTAGTAGCACCCGAAACAGCCCTAACTTTTGCCATTTGTTGCTCAAACTCTTCAATAGTTTTTATACCTGATGCTACAACCTCAAACAACTTTTGTACAGCAAACAAACCAACAAAAGCCCCACTAATAGAAGTCCCTAACCTAGCAAAAGACTTACCTAGTCTAGTAGTAAAGCCGTCAATACCTAACATAGCTTGTCTAGTTACTAATAGTTGCCTCCTAGTACCTTTTAAACCTAGATTAACTTTAGCTATACTTTTAGCGTATTGATCACGAGTTATCTTACCATCTTTTAACTGTTTCTTTAGTTTTCTTTGCTGTTCCGTTAAACCTTGTAAGGTCTTTTCTAAGCCCTCTAGTTTTCTTTTTTGATCTGCTGTACCTTGTACATCTATTTTTATTGCTACTACCTTATCTGCCATGACTTATCTATAAACTGGTTCTATTAATCCTGTTACTGGGTTTTCTATATAAACTTCTATTAAATTACTTCCATCCTCTACGTATATTGGTTGTAGTGGTGTTGGTGTATTACCGTTATCTGTTTCGCTGCTATTATTCCCGTCTTGTGTTTCATCAATAGCTACACTTCCTAAATTTTCAAACTTAAATAAACTAACTTTTGTTAGTGAATCTGTTAAAGGATTAAAGTCTATTACTTGCTCTATTAAGTAGTAACCGCTAACCTTACTAGGTCTATCAATATATACTAACTTTCTAAAGTCTAAATTATCTACATCTGAGCTATTAAGATTAAAATAAGCTATTAACCTACCACTCTCCTCAATGTTTTTAAGCATATTAGAGTAATAAGTATTAAATAAACCATTATCACCCGTAAAACTTAAGTTTTGTGGTGATGCTGTATTATTGTAATCTTCAAATATTCCATAAGGAGTAAAGTTAGTAGTTAATCCATTTAATTGAAATAATCTGTTAGTACCGTCAGGAGATGTCTGTTGATTATGTTTAAAAAAGAAAACTCTAGCGTTATAACTATCTATTCTTTCATCAGGTATTTGTCCATTTGTTAGATACTCATTCCAATATTTCAAAGTAGTTGGAGCTATATTAGAATTATAAGAAGATCCTATTATAGGTGTTACTTCTGATGCTATGTGGGCATAAGATGCAGAAAATAAGCCTAGTTTTATTTCTGTTGTACCCTCAGCAAATCTATTAGGTAGTATATGGTTATATTTACCGTATGTTCTTCTATTAGAAGCTTCCCAACCTTTCAGCCATTCATCATTATTTAAATCTCTATAACTAAAGCTTATGTTTCTTTTATAGCTACTTATGTAATCTATTTCATATTTATTACTAATATCTAATTTAGTACTCCAATCTATTGAACTTGTTTTACTTTGAAAAAAAGTATCTCTAGGCTCTAAGTATATTGTTTTAGTCTTTACATCAGTCCAATAGTAAATATTAAACATTCTAGTAAAGTCATTAATAACATCTATTAATTTAATGTTGCTAGGTATAATTTCATTTAATGAAAAACTATCACCCTCTGTTAATTCAGCACTTCTTTGCACCTCAAAAAAAGAGCCAACTTGATAACTAAAAGTTTCACTACCTATCTGAAACCATTCAGCCCATATAGATATAGTTTCACCAGCTGTACATGATACTGATATTTCATAAGTTGCTTGATCGTTTATTCTAGGGTCAATAGTTCTAGTTTGGCTACCTTTAACACCTACTGTATGACCAAACTGCTGAGCTATTATTACCTCTATAGGTGCATTTGTTCTACTAGCACTAAATATATTAGTATTTAATGTTACCGTAAAGTTATATCTGCCTGTAGTAGGAACAGTATAATAACCATATCCAGTACCTGGGTTTAAATCATAGTTATCATTTACATCATTATTAGGAGGTGTATAATCATCAGTAAAAACTAACCTATTTAACCCTGTTGTAGGTACTGGAGATGTCAAAGACGCTCTTGTTTTAGATTGGTCTATTGTATCTTTATTAACGCTCATATCTCCGTTAATATCGGCTGTTAATGTTTTAATGTCAACAGTATTTAAAAAAGTACTATCCACATTCCAACCTAAACTATTTAAACCAGTATCTAAGAGAGATTTAATATAAAAGCATGGAAAGAAATCTCTTACCTGAGAGTTATTAATACCCTCATTACCACCTCTACTAATATATGGGTATGAGTGATCGTATGTAGATACAGTAGAAAAGTTAGCATTATTTATACCATCAATATTATAAATTTGAGCATTATTTCTATATGTTAAAGTGTTTAACTTTAATTCACTAGCACCCTTAACCCAATCAATGTTATTACCAAAAAACACTAATTCATAACTATCTAGCTCAAAACCCTCTAAAACTTTACTAATTTGAATAAAACCTTTGTCTATTTGTGTACCACTAACTATAATAACGCATTGTTTACGGTTTAAGGCATCTCTATAGTCTTTCCTACTGTTTATATTATCTACATTAGAAAGTAGCTTAGAATTATTCTTAGTGTTAGGTACTTTAAAAGTTTTTGAATAAGTACCAGTACGAGCTTTTAAATTATCTAGGTTTACAATACCCTTAGTTAATACTAATGGAAAGTCAGTAAAGTTAGTTAAATCTAAATCACCTAGTACATTGTTACTCGTATCTAATATTCTAATTACTACGTCATTCATCCTCTTAAACCTCTTTCGTTATTAGCTAAACTAAAATTTAAAATAAACTGTATAGGCATATTATTCTCATTAACTTTTATACCGCTACCATCATCAATAATGATACTAAAGTAACTACTATCTACCTCAATCCAAGCCATATTATTAGTTAACATACTTTGAGCAAAAGCTAATGTATCTCTTCCAATTGATTTAGAATAAGCTGTAAAGTTTTTAACCTTTGTATTTCTTACAATAGCACTACCATAATCACTAGAACTATACGTACTACTTAAAGCTTTTTGATACCTAGTAGACTTGTTTGTATAGCCCTCAATCTGATTACCTTTTAAAGTTATACTATCTTGTTTACCAAACTTATTAACGAAATGTACCCTTAAATCTGTAGAGCATCCGTCAACTATATTATATCTTCTTAACTCTGACTTATTACCATCATCATTAATTAGCCTAATTGTATAATAAGCAACATTAGTTAAACTAATACCAGCATTAATAAGGTTTTGAGTACCTATAGGAGCATCTAAATAAGGCTCTACTAAAGAGCTTACATTAAACTCATTCCATTGAGTTACATTTATTAAATCAGTGTTTAATAAAGCGTTAGAACTATTATAAGTTAATACTTGTATTTTGTAATTCTTTACCCCTCCTGTAGATACAGCATAAGCCATACCTAAGAACTCATTTTGATTAAGCTCTATAGTTTTTGGATTAGTACCCTCAGTAAGGAATAGTTTATCATCTGATACCATTGAATAATCAGATACACTAAAGCTATTAAGATCAAAATGGCTCTCACTCCAATTAAAACCAGTAAAAGTAGAACTTTGGTAATTAAAATTAGTATTGTTTGCATCTGCTGGATCGTAATTAGTTTCTAATAATCCTGTTGTTGGGTTTTGTGTTACCTCGTAGGCTTTTATCTTAAAAATAATACTATCCTCAGTTTTTGTAACCGTACTTTCTCCTAATGTTTTTAATATAAAGTCAACATTAACACTTAAAACATCGGATATATCAAAAGTAAATTCATTAGTAGTGCCTAAGTTAGGTTGTACGCTTGTTGCTGACTTTCTTAAAAATACAGTACCACCATCATAAGATACTACGGTTTCAATTATTAGGTGTACTATATCAGCATTATTACTATCTAATTGAAACACCACAGGACTATAGGCTAGTGCTGGTGATGTTGGAGCTGTTACTAAACTTATTGCCATTACTTATTATCTTTATTATAGTCTTGAACTATATCAGTTACTATATCATCTACGTTTCTAAACACTTCTCTGCCTAAAGCCTCTACTATTGGGTTAATCTCAGTAAGTATTACAAAGTCTATAAAACCAGCCCTACGACCGTTATTACTAAACTTAAAACTGCCTTGAGTTGGTGAACCCTCTTTAAATATGCTCATCTGAATAGCAAAAGCCATATTCTTTACTTCTTTATCACCACTAGCTATACCTTTACGCTCTATCCAATCTACTAAAACGCTTATAGGTACTTTCTTTGCTCCGGCTTTTCTACCATCATTAACATACTTGCTATAATCTTGCATTAGTATCTCAATAACTAAACTATCAGGTAGTTGCATAGTCCTACCCTCCATAGTGCTAATTAACTCACCAGTAGCTTTATGACCTTGCCCGATTAACTCAGTTTGCAAAGCCTTTATTATCATATTTTCTACCTTAGAAAAGTCTAGCATTAGTAATTAAATATACCAGTTACACAATTCGAATCTAACTCTATTGTTATTGAGTACTTAGATGCTACTAACTTATCATTATGAACATCATGAGCCATAAAACCGCCTATAGTGTTAAACTCTACTATACTAAAGCCGTTAGCTCCTGATATGTTTCTTTTAATAACCTCAGCTATATATTTATCTAAAATAGCATCTACCTCAGCTTGACTTTTTTGCATCGTCTTAACCGCTTGTACATCTCTATTTCGCAAATTATAGCAAAATACATCAAAGGTAAAACGCTTATTATTCGGTAAAAAAGAATTATTAATATCACCTCGTATAGTGTTAGGAGTAGAGTTTACTAAAATTAATGGATAGCCTTTAGCGTTTTGTGTTCCGTTAACTGCGCTAACCCTGTTATAAAGAAAATAGCTAACATCATCAAAGGCATTAGCTATTATCTGTAATTCATCTATTATATTACTGTAATCAGCCATAATTTAAATATACTAAAATAATTTAGATTGATTCTAAATAAGGACTTACTTAGTAGTTTATTTCCTTAAATCTACCGTTTAAAGTTTCAAAAGTTGTTTGCATATCTCTAGGAAGCATATCAATACCAAAAGCCCACATTTCAAATATAGCCAAAAGCCGTCTTATATTGTTCTTATGGCTGGTAGTACTAAATATTGAATTGATTCTATACTCAAAAGCCTTTACAACATCATACCTAAACTTCTCAAATAACTCAATAACGTACTTTATATCATCCTCAGAAATACCCTTTTCTCTCCACTCATCTACAATAGCACCAATATATTTAATATGCATTTGAGTCTGAGCTTCTATAATGTACATTTTAAACTCATCAGGATTCATTTTTTCAATATCATCCTTTAGTATGTTGTTAAAACTTTCTGAACAAACTTTAATTTTATACTTTACAAAGTCTTTACACATTTTACTCTTAGAAATGTCATATTCACCATGAGTATAAAACTTCATAAAAGATACTTCTTTCTCAACCCTTGCACAGGTATTAAAAACGTCATGATGCTCTAAAGATTTGATTGTTAGTTTATGCTTTACACTTAAAAAAGTATTTACCCATGTAGGTATACTTTTTTTAAATATCCACATAAAAGATAAAGACAATATAACTAAAGCAGATACTAAACTACTTTCTAAATTCTCAGCTAATACTTTTAAAACGCTCTCCATATTACATTAACATAAAAAAGTCGCCGCTTGAAGTATCAACCGTATTAGTTAAACCTAGTATTTCTGTTCTATCTAATGATAAACTGCCAAATGTAGAAGTAGCTCGTAATGATATAGAACCAGCACTATGACCAGCATCAGCAGATATAGCACCCGTAGCAACTTGTCTATTGGTGTTATGTTGCGAGTAAGTTCTATTAGTTCCTGTTGGTATTTGTTGACCTGTAATAGCGTTAATACTACATGAAGTAATCATTATTAAACTATCATCAGAAACCGTTAAAGTCTGAGTGTTCGGTGTTGTAACGCCTCCTGTTCTTAATGAGTTACCTATACCTCCTGAGTTAGTAAAGCTTCTTATATGCATACTAATAGGATT